ATTATGAAGTAGCCATCGATGGAAATTCAGTTATTAAAAAAGATACTACTAAAAAAATAGCTTAATAATAATAAACACTAGCCCCCCTTGACCATAAATTAAGGGGGGTTTTTTTGTGCCTGTCTTAAACTTGTTTTAATTTGGGTTAGCATAGCTTTCTATAGCTACAAAATTTCCCACTATATCCCCTGTAAAATCTCGGTAACCCCAAATTATCCCTAGTATAAATTTTTATATTCCTATTTTAGCTTGACTACCCCTAGGGGATACGCAGGTGCCATAGCCCCCCCACTATACTATACATATACACTCACCATAAAATCCAGGTTTCCCCCGTTAACCCCCTGGTGGCCAGAATACAGGGGATATTATTCTGTAGAAATAGCTATATAATCCCCTGACCATAACCTAGGGGAATGTAAATGTAGGTACTATATGAGTGTAACGCCTCCCCTAGGGGGATTAATTATATTATACACCCCATTATCAATTTTGTCAATAGAAAAATTAACCCAAATGAAAAAAAAGTACTTGACAAAATTGTTAATCACGCTATAATATAATAAATAGACCTAAATATAAATCAAAGGGACACACACGTTCAGAATATAGCAATATATACAAGGTCATCACTGGTTTATATTTACATAAATTGGTACCAATTAACAACTTTAAGATAATTATGGCAAAAAAATACGGAACAACTATGCTAAGTGGCTCTGAAAAAGAGAAAAGAACTCCTAAGTTCTTAAGAAGTATCTTTGAAAGTCCTAAAAAGAAAGCAGAAAGATTGTCTACAGCATCTGGTAAAGCAAACACAGCTGCATCTAAGAAGATGTATGCTGCTGAAAGTATGTTCAAAGCTAAAATGGACAGAAAAGCTGCTGATACTAGAGATACTGCTAAGACAAAGAAAGGCCCAGTAACTCCAATGACAGCTAGAGACAGAGCTAAAACTAGAATTGCACCTAAAGGTAGCATCAAAGACCCTAGAAAAGCTCTAGACGCAGAGACTAGAAAGTCTTACAAGAAGAGAATAGACTACATGGAGAAAAGAAAAGCTGCTGGCAAGAACTATTCTAAGAAAAACTTAGCGGATTTAAAAGCAAAACTAAAATAAACTTGTTAAACTCAGTATTCAATCTGCCGTTTAAAGAGTTTATGGAGATAATTAATGCAAACAACGGATTCTTCTATAGTTCCAAGTCAAAAGAAAAACTTAACCGATATGCAGGAGAAATTTCTAGATGTCCTGTTCGGAGAAGCAAAGGGCGATCCCAAGAGGGCGGCAGAGCTAGCAGGGTATTCAAAGCATAGTTATCCTAAAGTTGTTAGAAATTTAAAAAAAGAAATAACTGAATTAGCAGAAAACCACTTATCCACACATTCTGCTAAGGCAGCAACCAGACTCACCGATTTGCTAGACGAGGATGGCACAACTCCACACGCTAGTGTCCGTCTAGCAGCTGCCACTAATATATTGGATAGAGTGGGGATTGTAAAGAAAGATCAACTAGATATAAATATGAAAGCTATGCATGGAATATTTATATTACCAGCTAAAGATGGGAATAATGACAACAAAGAATAAATATAATAAAAAAGAAAAGAAAAAAGATTCATCACCAAAGAAATATAAATTTGGTAGAGACGAAAGTAAAAACAATATTAAAGATTTACCTAAAGGTTTAAGAGTAGACACTACAACAGGTATGGGTGCTAACATATTTACAATCCCAAAGAAAAAACCTACTAAGAAAAAAAGTGGAACCAGTAAGAATAAAAAAAAGAACTAGGCAAATTCCATTTGGTTTTAAACAATCTGATACTCACCAAGATTATATAGAACCTATTAAAGAAGAATTAGAAGCTCTTGATCAAGCAAAAAAATATTTAAAAACTTGTTCATACAGAGAGACTGCTAAATGGCTAACTGCTACAACGAAAAGATATATATCACATGTCGGACTTAGAAAAAGAGTTAAACTCGGTACCACCTCCGAAGCCGAAGTTGAAAAGCAAACAGCGAGCCAAGAGATCAGTCAAACAGATTCTAGCAACCAAGCGTAAGAAAGTTGCTCAAGCAGAACAAACTTTGCGTTCAGCAAAGCAAGCTGCAGAAAATACCAAGAAGAAATTGTTAACCATTAACAAAGCTCTTACTGGTAAAGAAACACAACTACTTACGGAAGATATAATCGAGAGTGCTCCTAAGACAATACAAGAGCATGTAAAATCGCAAGAAGTTATTTTTAAGCCAAACGGTGGCCCACAAACAGAATTTCTTGCAGCTTCAGAGAGAGAAGTATTTTACGGAGGAGCAAGAGGTGGAGGCAAGTCTTATGCCATGCTAGTAGATCCACTTCGTTATTGTTCTAAGCCTCATCATAGAGCACTTCTAATTAGAAGGACTATGCCTGAGTTAAGAGATTTAATTAGTAAATCTCAATTACTCTACTCCAAAGCATATCCAGGAGCAAAATGGAGAGAACAAGAAAAAGAGTGGCGATTCCCATCGGGAGCAAAGATAGAGTTTGGTTACGCAGAGAACATGACAGACGTTTTACGTTACCAAGGTCAATCATACACATGGATAGGAATAGACGAACTTCCGCAATATCCTTCGCCAGATATATATAATTTTTTAAGATCTTCTTTAAGATCTGTTGATAAGGACATACCTGTCTATTTAAGAGCTACAGGCAACCCAGGTAACATTGGATCACAATGGGTTAAAGAAATGTTTGTAGATCCTGCAGAACCTAACTCTGCATTTGAAATAAAAATAGATACACCTGTCGGAGTAAAAACTATCACTCGTAGATTTATTCCTGCAAAGTTACAAGACAATCCTTATTTGATGCAAACAGATGACTACTACGCTATGCTTGCATCTTTACCTGATATACAGCGTAAACAATTTTTAGATGGAGATTGGGATGCTTATGAAGATTCAGCGTTTCCTGAGTTTAGCAAAACAACACATGTTGTTGAACCCTTTGAGATTCCTAAAGGATGGTATAAGTTTCGTGCTGCTGACTGGGGTTATTCTTCTCCTGCTTGCGTGCTATGGTTTGCTGTTGATTACAATAATAATCTGTGGCTCTATAGAGAGTTATATACTTCCAAAGTTACGGCAGATATTTTCGCAAGACAAGTCTTAGAATTAGAATCAGGTGAGTATATTCAATATGGTGTACTTGACTCAAGTACTTGGGCAAAAAGAGGTGATGTAGGCCCAAGCATTGCAGAGACAATGATTCAACAAGGATGTCGTTGGAGACAATCAGATAGATCACCTAAAAGTAGAATTAGTGGTAAATTAGAAATACATAAACGTTTACTAATTAATGATAAAGAACCAGGACTTAGAATATTTAAGAACTGTAGAAATTTAATTAGAACGATAAGTACTTTACCTACAGATAAGAAGAACCCCGAAGACGTTGATACAAATGCTGAAGACCATGCATATGATGCATTACGTTACGGATGTATGAGTAGACCTATGCATCCCAAATATGCACAAAGATTTAAACCCTTGTTTACCCCTGAGTTTAAACCAGCTGATAACAAATTCGGATATTAATGGAATTACCTACACACAATTATTTTTTATGGGGGCCTTATCTAACTAAGATGAAAGTAGATGAGACTCTATGTGAAAAACTTTTAACTGATGGAAGAGAACTAAGAACATCTCATAGAAATCATTTAGCAGGAAAAATAGAAAAAGAATTTAAATACGATAATTTAAAATATTATCAAAAACAATTTCAACCTTATATAGATTCATGGATACATGGATGGTATAGACAACTTGGTTCTCATGTTGCAGTTACAGGAAAGTTAGTTAGTTTATGGATTAACTTTCAAAAAGCAAAAGAACATAATCCACCTCATATACATCCAGGTGCTGATGTTTCATTTGCATTACATTTAAATGCACCATTAGAAATGATTGGAGAGAAACAAGACACTACAGGAATTGCACCAGGTAGATTATCTTTTTTGTATGGTGAAGAAAGACCACATACAATAGCTGAAAGATCATTTACTCCAGAGAAGAATGTAATGTTTATGTTTCCAGCAAACTTAAGACATTATGTATCTTCATTTAATTCTGATGTAGAAAGAATATCTGTAGCAGGTAACATAAAATTTGAACATGCAAAGTAAAAGAAAATTACCAGAGATTCAAAAAAAGTTTTTTCCATATGATTTAGTATTAGCATATTGGGAAGATATCATTGCAGATTGTTCATGGGTAGATCTTAATGATATAAAAAAATCCACAACTGCCATATGTTGCACGGTTGGATGGTTAATAAAACAAGATGAGAATGTGACTATACTAATGTCAGATTTTAATTTTGAAAATGACAAAGAAGTAAAGCAAGGTGGTGGGCATACTACCATACCAACTAAAAATATATTAAAAATAAAAAAGATAAAAATATAGGAGACAGCAATGGAAATGAAATTTGATCCAAAAGCTAAAGTACAACAAGGTCAATTAAGTGATGCACCTGAAGGCAAACAGCCTAACAGAGAATCAGTTAATATTGATTTTGAAAAACATGCACCTGGAAAATACAAGTCTGCTAATTACTTAGCAGATAATGATGTACCTACTAAGTCAGGTTCAGAGCATGTTCAAGATAGCTTATTTAACATGGCAAACGAAAAAGATTATTAATTAATAGGAGGGCAAACCCAATGATGAAAAGATATAAGCACGGAGAACTTGCACCTGATGTGGCAAAAAGACCAAACGATAAATTAGCAATAGACCCTAATTCAAAAGTAACACAAGGTTCTACTGCTGGTGATGGTAATGATGCAAAAGGTAAGTCAAAATCAAAAGTAGATCCAGCAATCTTTAGAATGGCTGAAGAAAGAGATTATTAGTTTTGATGGAAGAAGATAAAGAAAAGAATGGCGGATACGAATCCGAGAATAATGCTTTAGTTGGTTTAGTACGATCTAAGTTTCAAGAAGCAGAGACAGCAAAAGTCTATGATGAAAAAAGATGGTTGCAGTCTTACAGAAACTATAGAGGATTGTACGGGCCAGAAATGGCATTTAGAGACAATGAAAAGTCTAGAGTATTTGTTAAGATAACAAAGACTAAAGTACTTGCATCATTTGGTCAAATTATAGAAGTTCTTTTCTCTCAAGGTAAATTTCCTTTAGGTATTAGCCCAACTTCTGTAACTGAAGGGATTGCTGAAAAAGCTCATTTAAAAAATCCGCAAGAGCAACAAATGGAATCTCAATCTCCAGAGGAGATGGATTCATATGGTTTTCCTGGTGACGGTAAAGAAATACCACCTGGAACAACTGCTACAGAATTAATGAGAGATCTTGCACAAGAGTATAAAAACTTAGGATTTGAAGAAGGGCCATCTAATACTGGTACACCACAGATTGAACCTGCACAGTTAGCTGCAGAGTCAATGCAAAAATTAATACATGATCAATTAGAAGAAAGTAAAGCTATTACAGTTTTAAGACATGTATTTTTTGAGATGGCATTACTAGGTACAGGAATTTTAAAAGGGCCTTTTACAGATGCTAAAACATATAATAGTTATGATACTTCTGAAGATGAAGAAGGTAACATAACTAAAGTACAAATTTCAAAAACTAAATCAGTTCCATCTATTGAAGCTGTATCATGTTGGGATTTTTATCCTGATCCAAATGCTACAAGTATTCATGATTGTGATTATGTAATTCAAAGACATTCTTTTAATAAACAACAATTAGAAGATTTATCGGAAAAGCCTATGTTTAACAAAGAGGCTATACAAGAATGTTTAGAGATGGGGCCAAATTATCAAACAAGAGGATTTGAATCTTCACTATATGATAGAGAAAATGTTACAAGTATTTATAAAAATAGATACGAAGTATTAGAATACTGGGGAACAATTGATAGAAAAACTGCAGATGAATGTGGTGTATATTATTCAACTGATTCTGAAGTAATACATGTTAACATATGGATATGTGGTGGTAAAGTTTTAAGAATGGTAGAAAATCCATTTACACCAAAACGTATTCCATATTTAGTATGTCCATATGAATTAAATCCATATCAATTTTTTGGAGTAGGTATTCCAGAAAATATGGAGGACTCACAGATGGTTATGAATGGTCATGCAAGAATGGCTATTGATAACTTAGCACTAGCAGGTAATTTAGTATTTGATGTTGATGAAACTATGCTAGTTCCAGGACAAGATATGAAAGTATTTCCTGGTAAAATATTTAGAAGACAAAGTGGACAAACAGGTCAAGCAGTGCATGGAGTTAAGTTTCCAAATACTGCACAAGAAAACTTACAAATGTTTGATAAGTTTAGACAGTTAGCTGATGAGTCTACAGGTATACCATCATATTCACATGGTACTACAGGTGTTCAGTCTACAACTAGAACTGCATCTGGTATGTCTATGTTGATGGGTGCTGCTGCACTAAGTATTAAAACAGTTATAAAAAATATTGACGACTATCTTTTGAAACCCCTTGGAGAATCTTTATATCATTGGAACATGCAATTTAATGAAGAGTCTCCTAACATAAAAGGTGATCTGGAAGTAAAAGCACAAGGGACTTCGTCTCTAATGCAGAAAGAAGTTAGATCACAAAGACTAATTACATTTATGCAAACTGCATCTAATCCTGCACTTGCACCATTTGTAAAATGGCATACTTGTTTAAAAGAAATTGCTAAGTCTTTAGATATAGATCCAGATCAGTTAATTAATGATCCAGAAAAAGCTGCGATCTATGCAAACATAATGGGGATGGCAAATGGAAATCAAAACAATACAGCCTCTGCTGGAGGACAAGGTCAAATGGGACAGACTGGAGAAGTACCTACTGGAGCTTCGCCAACAGATCCAACAGGAGCTGGAGGTGGCAACATCGGAACAGGTAATGTACCGATGCCAGGGGAAGCTGGCTTTAGTTCGCCAAATCTTGAACCTGAAGGAAGCAAACAAACGCAATAAGGAATAATATGGCAACAACTTTTGATGTAAATAGAATTGGTGGTGGAACTTTTGAACTAGTACAAGATCCATCTACAGGGCAATACTCTTATAAAAAAGTTGGATTTAATCCTGTTAAAAGTTTAACTATACCTGATTTAGGTACAGCAACAACTACTGCAGCTACTACTACTGAAACTAAAAAAGATACAACTGATATAAGTAAACCTTTTGAGCAGTTAGCTAAACAGACAAGTGGTAGAGACGATACAATAGATTATACAGGTCAAATGCTAAAAGATGCTAGAAAGATTGATCCACAGTTACAAATGACTAGAGATAATTTAACTAGTTCATTTATAGGTGAAGAAAGACCAACTAAAACTTATGCCGAACAATTAGCAGACTTACAAAAACCACCTATGCTTGGAGATACTGGTGGTAGTATGGATCAAATGTCTGGTGCTATGACTAATCAATATAGATCAGAGTCAGAAAAATTTAAAACAAGATTTGATCCAACACAAATACAACCAGCTACACCTAAAATAAATCCAAAATCTATTACTGTAGATAGTGATAATAATTTATACAAAGGTGGTGCCCTTATAGGTAAAGGTAATCCAAAAAGCCTTAGAGTAGGAGCAGATGGTAAAGTTTATAGAGATGGTGTGTATATTGGTGATGGTAATCCAAAATCTATTAGAGCTGTAACAGGTGCTAAAATTACTGGTGCAAGCGGTACAGATAAAACAGCTATGACTTCAGATGCTGCACAACTAGGAATTAGTAAAGTAGAATCTACTCAACCAACTATAGGTTCTTTTGGAACTGATCCTACGTCATTAGTAGGTGGAAAAGATTTAGAAGAAGATCCAGGTGCACAACCTAGACCAGATATAGAAGTAGAACCAACTGCACTTAAAAAAGTTAGTACAGGTTTAAAAAGTTTAAGTGAAAGTGTAGGTAGAGTAGTATCTAGTGGGCCTGTAGGTCAGATTGCTAGAGCTATAGGAAAACCAGTAGGTGAATCTGCAGGAGTTGTATCTTTTAATAAAACATATTTTAATGTTAGAGATGATGGTAGAATAGCTGGGAATCCTGCAACAGATTTATATGCGGGTATGAATAGAACTTCTAAGTTTGGTAATTTAGAAAAAGCTGGTGCTAAAAGGATTGCAACTAGAGAAAAAACTATAGCTACTAAAAAAAATGTATCACAAAAATTTAGAGATGATACAGAAAGAATGAAAGAGCAGCAAAGAGAGTATCAAAAAGCAAAAGAAAAGAAAACATCATCAGCTAGAGAAAGAGCTAGAATGAATCAACCAGGAGCTGGTGGCAATGATAGTGG